CAGAATAAAATCTTTAGAAAAAGAATTGGAATATTGTGTAAAAAATCAAAACTTTGAAAAAGCTATAGAAATTAGAAATGAGATAAAAGAACTTTACAAAAATTCAAAATCTATTGAATTGGTAGTTAAAAAAGAAAATATACAAAATACAGAGAAAGAAATAAAACCAGATTTATCCAAATTGGAGAAAAAGTTAGAAGAGTATTTATCAATAGAAGATTATGAAATGGCATCTCAATTAAGAGATAAAATAAATAAGATTAAAAGTGGTGAATTTTAATAAAAAAACCCATCATAAGATGGGTTTTTAAAATTTAGGAATATTGTTTGTGAAATTGCTAGCATTTTTCATCATCGATGATGTATCTGGCATACTAGATTTTTGAGAATCTTCATCAGCTTTTCTTTGCTTATCTTCCTCCTCTATAATTTCATTAACAAGTTTAATATTCTCTTCAAACATCCAGAATGGCCAATTATCCATCGACCACTCCTGAGTGTGAAAGTGTTTTTGTAAAAGAAGCTTATTCTTTAATATATGCTTCAAAGGCATCATGAATAACGAAAATACCTGAGGCTCCGTTGGGAAACTGCATATCCGTGTGGATCTCCTCACCACACACACAAGTTTTCTTTAATTCTTTGATACCAAAAGTCATCTTACCTACAGCAGCATTTAAAAACTGAAAAGATGTTTGATCCATTTGTTCAAACTCACCCAATTTAGCCTTAATTCCGTCATATGTAATATTACTTCTACCAACTAACATAAAAGGAATAATTTTCAAGAAAGCTAAATTTGGATTTCTCTTATCATTATTTTCTTTTAAAATATACTCAGTAAAAGCCTTTTGTAAGCCAATGTTAGGTGGAGTTAATTCAAAATTCTTACCATTAACAGTATTGAAATGATACGAACCTGTATTTTTATTATAGAACTTCATTAGTTTATCATCAATTTCATGATAAACAAAATTATCTCTTTTTAACTCAATAACATTTTCCTCACCACATTTACACATTATGTTAACAGAAAGTCCATTACCTTGTTGAAAGGTTAATTCTCTAATTAAGAAAACTAAAAATAATCTATCCTGATCTTTAATATCTAAATAAGAAGAAACTCTACCATCAGCATATTTAATTCTAACACATGATTGTAACATATCATTCATTTTTTCAACAATATCATAGAAGTTATTATCATCAACCATAGAATATGCTTGAATTTCTTTTACTTGGGCAGGTCTAACCATAAAAAGAGTACCAGCTGGATAAAATTGACCACAAGGTAACTCTTTAACATCAAAGTTAAAGTATTGTAAATCAGAAGCTCTGACACTATCAGTGTTCTTAGGTTCGGATGTTGGAATATCCGAGTTTATAAAATTTTGAGATTTCTTACCATCTTCTAAATCTTGTAGATGTCTTTTTAAGTAATCTTCTTCACTCATTTCATTTTGTGACATATTTTAATTATTATTTTTTTGATATATATTATATTATATCTTCCTCTTTAATTATATTCAATTATTAATATTTTGTTTAAACAATCCGTAAAATTTTATATATACTATTATATTAAGTTTATAAAATAATAAAAATATGATTCTCACTAGAGAAATAAGTATAAAAATTAGTATAAATAATTTAAATTATTTCACCGATCTCGGCTACGAAACATCGATAGGAGAAACTATTATCATACCACCCGAATTACTCTCAAAAGGATCACACTTTAAAATAAAATGTAAATGTGACACATGTGGAATCGAGAAAAATATAATCTATAAAAACTATTTACTCTATGATAATGAAAAATGGGGCGATTATTTATGTAGAAAATGTTCCGAACCAAAAAGAAAAAAATCATTAAGAGAATCATTTGGAGTTGATTATCCTATACAGAATGATAATGTGATGGATAAAATGAAAAAAACCTTAAATAATAAGAAAGACAAAAACAATAATCAAAATGGCTAAATATAATGCAGGAGATATAATAGAATCTCAGATAGAATTCTCAATAGTGGGAAACGGTACAATAAAAACTGATGGAAAGGAATTTTTTGTACACAAAAAAAGAACCAGAAACTCCTTACACTTAGATACGGTAAAAGCTAAATTATTTGATAATGGTAAAAAGTTAGAAGCTGAAGTAATAGAAGTTGTAAAAAGATTTAAAACAGAATTTGTAGGAACTACTCAAGTAAAAAAAGATCACACATTTGTTATACCAGATAATTCAAAAATACATGTTGACTTCTATATAAAGGGATCTCACAAAGCTGAAGATAATCAAAAAGTTTTAGTTGAATTTATTGGATGGGAAAATGGACAAAAATCACCAAATGCTAAAATTACTAAAATTTTAGGATCTATAGGGGAGAATGAAACTGAAATGAATGCTATAATGTATGAATATGGTTTACCTGTTGATTTTCCTCAAGAAGTTTTAAATGAGGCAGAAATAATGCCTGAAGTAATAACAGAAAATGAAATATCAAGAAGAAGAGATCTAAGAAATGTTCCAACAATTGGAATAGATCCACATGACTCAAAAGACGCAGATGATACTATAGGATTGGAATTTAAAGATGGGAAAAGATTTATTTCTATAAACATAGCAGATGTGACACATTATATAAAACCAGGATCAGAATTAGACAAAGAAGCATTAAGAAGATCAACATCGGTTTATTTAGTTGATAGATGTGTTCCAATGTTACCAAAGAGATTAAGTAATGGTATATGTTCACTCAAATCCGGAAGTGATAAATTATGTTTTTCAGTGATTGTGGAGTTAAATAATGACGGTAGAATAGAAAGTACTTGGTTTGGTAAAACTATAATAAATGTAGATAGAGACTATTCTTATGAAATGGCTCAAGAAGTTATTGACCGAGGAACACCATCTGAAGAATGGAAAGATTGTGATTCAGCAATTCTAGAATTAAATAGATTGGCTAGAAAAATGAGAAAGAGAAGGATGTTAGGCGGATCTATGGAAATAGGAGGAGTTGAAGTTAAATTCAAACTAGCTGATGATAATAAAAAGCCAATAGGTGTCTATTTAAAAGAACAAAAAGAAGCTAATCATTTAATAGAAGAGTATATGTTATTAGCAAATAGAGAAGTTGCTAAGTTTATAAAATCTAGAAATCTACCTTGTGTAAATAGAATACATGAAGAACCTGAAGAAAGTAAATTAGAACATTTCAAATCATTTGTATCCGGTTTAGGGTATAATATTCACTTTGGAGACACAGTTGAAAAGACAAAGTTAGTTATAAATGAACTAATTAAAAAAATAAAAGGTGAGAGTGAAGAGAATATAATAACAACTCTAATAATAAGAGCTCAACAAAAAGCCAAATATTCAACTAGAGATATTGGTCATTACGGATTAGGATTTCAACATTACTCACATTTCACATCACCAATAAGAAGATATAGTGATATACTAACACATAGATTATTATCTAAAGCATTAGGTCAGGAAAAATATAAAGGTGAGTTAACACCCGGTGATTTAAATACAAAATGTGAGTGGATTTCAAAACAAGAAGTTGTTTCGGCAAAAGCTCAGAGAGATTCTATTAAATATAAACAAGTAGAATATTTAAGTGATAAAATCGGCAGAGTATTTGATGGTATAGTTTCTGGAGTATTAGATCGAGGAATCTATATAGAATTAGAAGAAAATAAATGTGAAGGTCTAATAAGATTATCAGAACTACCAGGAAAATGGATGGCATATCCAGATAAATATGTTGCGATAAGTCAATTAGGAGAGGAAATAAGATTAGGTGATAAAATTAAAGTTGTTGTAAAATCAACAAATTTAGAAAAGAAACAGATAGATTTTTTAAAATTTTAAACAATGGGACAATTATTTAGAATAGAAGAAGATTCTCATTTAAAAAATAGAAAATATAAGTTCTATTTAGACGGAATTAAATTATCACAGTTTGAAAAAAAATTTCAAAAGTGGCCACAATGGACACAATTCAAAAGAGAAATTAAATTAAATACTCTATTGGAAGGTAAAAGAATTCAATTTGATATTGAAGATATTAATGAATATGGAAAACTAAGCGGAAAGGCTTTTGATCCGATGATGTCTGATATAGTTTTCACAGTTAAAGGAATATCAATGATTCTTAAAGATGACTTTGTAGAAGAATTGGAAATTGAGTGGAGACCATTACAAACAGAATTAGGTAGAACAATAATTGGAGTATTAGACTCCGGAATAGAACTTGATTTATCAATATACTTCGATGATAGTGACCAGTTTGTTTATTTTTATATAAAAGAAGAAAAAAATATAGCATAAAAAAACCTCTCAATTGAGAGGTTTTTTTTATAGTAATTATTGTTAAAATTCAAATTCTGATCCACCTTGAGCACCACCTTGAGCAGGTGGAGTTTCAGGAGCGGATTGACCACCTTGAGCAGGTACCTGTGCACCACCTTGAGCACCCATTTCAGAACCACCTTGAGCACCCATTTCACCTTGAGCACCCATTTCAGAACCACCTTGAGCACCCATTTGCATCCCACCCTGAGCACCTCCTTCAGTGCCACCTGATCCGATACCGGCAGCATCCTTAGCCCAATATTTTTGATTTTCTGCTTTTTCTTCAGGTGTTAATTTAAATACATGATCCATAATCCACTCAATATGAAAATAAGGCTTATCACCATTCATAATACCGGTTAATGTTCCAATTGCCTCTGCTCTCTTAGCTAAATTATTTATTTTTTTCCATTCTTCAAAAATTTGATTAGAGTTAAAATCAATATCAATCTCATTCATTATAACCTCATCTTGAATTAATTCTGGAAACTCTACAAACATTTGCAACTTAATAGGCTTAACTATCAATTCTTTGAAATTAGCTCTTAATCTACCAATAAAATTATGAAATTTAACCTCATCATTTGTCAAACCAGATTGATCCGCTACAAAAGTCCCACCACCACTCTCAGCCTCAAACCTAGTAACTGGTATCTTAGAAGCTCTTTTAAGTGCTTGATGAAACCACTTCAACATAGATTCTTCATTTAAATCATGACCTTGCGGAGTCATTAACTCCATATTTGGAGTACCAGCGTCACCTTCAGGAAACCAAACTTGTTTATTATAAGGTATATGTTTAGCACCATTAACATTAATAGTACCCAATGTATCATCAAATTCTATTTCTTCAGAATAATCTTGAATTAATTGACCAATTTGTTCCTCAGCCTTTTGCCTAGACATACCTTTAATTGGAATAGTAAACTTTTGGTAAATTGTCGCATTCATAATATTGAACATAATTCTTGTTTGTTCAAGAATTTTTAACTGATTATAAGGCTTAATTAAACCCTCTACATATGATGTCTCCGAATAATCATTCTGAGAAGAGTAGGAAATAAATACAATTTGTGAATCCAAAAATATTCTCCTCAACTGTGGATCCTCAGGGAATTGTATCCATAAGTGACCAACATTTGGCTCATAAGCAGGAACAATACTTTCCGGTCTTAATCTATTAAAAGCTATAATATTTTTCTTTTTATCATCCCACACTAATTCAATTGCAATATAACCATCAATAAGAAAATCTTTCATCATCTGATATGCAGTAACACTATCTGAAAATCCATATTTATTATAAACTTTTTCAAAAAACTCCTGATATTTATCAGAAATCTCTTTAGAATAGTCATTTGATAATGGTGATGGAGAACAAAAATCTTTAGTATCATTATAGACAATTGACTCATCAGCTATAGCGCTGATAAAATCTCTAATCTCATCTTTGATTGAATATTCTCTAAGAATTCTTCTTTTATCTAAATAAGATCTGTCTAAATATGGTATTGACTTTCTATTTAAAATAGAAGCAACTGCTCTTTGTGAAAAGAAATTGTACATTGAATCTCCCTTAGCAGCATAAGGATCCTCATTAATACCTATACCAACTTGGTTTCTGATGATCATATCATCATAATTCATACCATAGTTTGATAGGTTTCTTAATATTCTACTAAATAGTCCTTTATTTTCAACACCAGAATTTACAAAAGCGGAACCCTGTGAGTTATTATTGTTATTGTTATAATTGTATGAAGCCATTAAAAATTATAAATTTTAATGGTATATATAAAAATCACAACTCCCTAAAATGAAAAAAGAGGTTTTTAAACCTCCTTTTATATTCCTAATTCATTTAGTTTACCATCACGTAGTTTTTCTTTTAGTCTTAATTCATAATCATCTAACTTAACACTAAATTTATTTGACCATATAAGTTCTCTATAAGGAGCCATTATCCACTCTCCTGACATATAAACATTTTCAAAAATGATATTTTTTCTATTTACGGTAGGATCTTTTTCAATAATAAGATCTTTTATAACTTCATAATTAAACTTCATAATATTAGATATAAAATGTTCGGTTTGAAAATTTAAGATTAGTTTCAGTTAGTGATAATTCATCTAATAATTTTATTATATCCTTTTTATAATTTCTTAGATGTTTAAATAACTTAATAAAACTATTAACAGATTGTCTGTTTGAAAATTTATTACCATCCAACCAAGCAACAGAACCATCTTTATTAACAGTTACATTAACACGGTGAGTATTATCACCGGATGCGAAAATAAATATAATAGTATTACCTTCTTTCTCTCTAATAACCCGAGCTGATTGAAATTTAGCATTGTTAAAAGATTTAACTTCTCCTACTAAAATATCAAATTTCATATCAATTATTTTCATTTCTTCCAATAATTCGGCATGTTTAATAAATCTTAAAGATAATTCTTTTTGACCTAGAGTAGATACTTGTTTTGCAGCCGAGATATAAGTTTTATAGTCCATTTTTTAGATTTTTAATATATACAAATATACTAAATTTTTTAGAATATTTTAAAATCTTCGTAAAGAATTTTGTATTCTTTGTATATGACCTTTAAGAACATTATACTTTTCTTTTATTTTACCATCCATTTCATAAAAATCCGAAATTAGAGAATTCATCATTTCATTATGTCTCTGATCTCTAGTCTCTAACTTTTTAGTCCATATTTGTATTAGTTTCTGTGGATCATATTTAGTCAATGGGTGACCAGACATTAAAAATCTAGGAACTGAGTTCATACTAATTCTATGAACCATATTTATTTGAATTGCATTATACTCCACAATGGAATATTCAAATCCAAACTTTAACAACTCACTATACATACCCTTTAAATCAACTTTCAATGGTATATTTTCAGTAAAATTTTTCTCCATAAAATATGGATCAAATATAACAGTTCTGATTTCAAGTGGTATAAAATTAAAATTAACCCCAAATATAACGACTTTATTATCAAATTTTTTCCAATCAACAACAAAAACCGGAGACCACTGCATCCAATTAGAAGGATCTTTATATTGTATAAAATAAAAATTACCAGTGTCTATATCAGAAACATTTATAGCAGTGTATTCTTCATCACTCTTTGTTATTTTTTCCATTAAATAAAGAGAGTTATTTTTATAGTTATCCGGAAGTCCATTACCATTAACTAATAAACTCAATTTAACTCGATCATCTAATAAACCCATAGAAAGTTTTTTCTTTTATATATAAATAAAAGAAATTTATTTTATGTTAAATTCAAAGCCAAATAATAATAAATACCACGGTGGTCTATTTGTACCAAAAAATAAAGAAAAAGTGATTAAATTAAATACACAAGGTGGTTTATTTTATAGAAGTTCATGGGAGAAAAAAATAATGATTTGGCTAGATCTTAAACCTGAAATAACTAAATGGGGAGCAGAATGCTTACAAATTCCATATCAAATGACTCACTTTGAAAATGGAGACACTAAAATAAAAAGTCATGTCTATCATGTTGATTTCTATTATGAAATGAGAATAAATGGAGTTTTAAGACAAGTAGTTGCTGAAGTCAAACCACAAAAAGAATATAACTTCGTACAAGCTTTAACAGAAGGTAGATTACAAGTTCCGGAAGATAAAGGTAAAAAGTTAAAAAACTTCGAATATGATTTGAAAATGGCGTACAAGAATAAACAAAAATGGGAAACCATGATAAATTGGTGCAATAAAAAAGGTTATGATTTTATAATCATAACCGAAGAACATTTAAAGAAATTTAATGTTTAATTATTCTTTAATGGTTATTTCATCCATTAATATAAGATTATTAAGTTGATTTTGAGATAGTCTTATTGTTTTAAAATTTTCAACTTTTTTAAATAGATCATCTTCTACAAAAGCTATTAATTTATCACCAATTACTCTATCATATTCTTCGGGGATATCATTTAAATCACGAGTAGAGTAAATACTATCAACCCATCTATTAAACTCAATCTCATCTATGTGTATAGAACAACCATCAGGTATAACATCAAAGTTCTCTATAG